CCCCTATTATCCCCCAAACTATCCCTTGATCCCCATCCCCCCTTTCTTTAATAAAAATACTTCGTATTTTTATTGCGCTTTGCGCGATTTGTTGAAAATCGATTGACAAGTTTTAGAATCTGTGCGAAATTCAAGTCATGGAACAAACATCGTTCAAAGTTTTAAAAAATGGATTTGAAAACAATCTGATTGCACCAGCCAAAGGAGACGCTGGTTGGGATTTGATTGCTTCTTCCGGTCCAGAAATTGTTTTCTCTGACGAGAAAAAGAAAAATATTTTATATGTCGAATATGACACTGGTGTTGTGCTTCAACCACCAAATGGATTTTATACATTGCTTTTTCCTAGATCTAGCATTAGTAAATACGAATTATCTTTAGCAAATTCTGTTGGAGTTATCGACTCTGGTTATAGAAATACAATTAAATTAAGGTTTAGATTTTTAGGCAAAAAGCTTTCTAAAAATTCTCTGATCTATCAAAAGGGAGATAAAATTGGACAATTGATATTCGCTCCAATGTTTATGTTTTCCGCTCATCAAACAGAATCGCTTGAAGAATCTGAAAGAGGTTTAGCTGGATTTGGAGAAAGGACAGGCTCATGAGATTAATGCCAGAGCAGATGGACGATCTCGACCTGATTCAAGAAGTCAGGTCAAACGGAAACAGTTCTTGTTTCAAAGAAATCGTTAATCGTCACTCTGGCATTTATCTTCAAATGATTCATAGCTACGCTCCAAAAGAGACTTCTATTGATAATTTTTATGATTTATTAAATAGTAAAGAGTCGCATATTTACGATGCGATTCAATCTTTTGATGAAAATAGAAAGATAAAATTCTCAACTTATCTTGGCAATTGTACTCGGTGGCTTTGTTTAAATTCGTCTAACAAAAGAAGACACCAGCAGATTGAAGAAAATTTTGATTGCATATTTGAAACCGAAGAAGAAAAAGAATCTTCAGATCAAAAAACCATAGAAGAAATCTTGTCTAAACTCGATGAATTTGAAGATCAAAGAATTAAAAAAATATTTCGCATGAGATATTTTAGCGGAGAAAAAAAGCCATTAGCTTGGAGAAAAATTGCAAAAGAGCTTGACTTATCGATTCAAGGCTGTATAAATATCCACAATTCAGCCTTCAAAAAGCTGAAGAAAAACTATCAAAAAAAATATGATTAACGTAGTAGCACTCGCAGGAAACGCCGTGGGAGATCCCACTGTTCGTTCGACAAATTCAGGCAAGAAGGTCGCAACCTTTCGCCTTGCTGTAAACAACCCACTTTCCGAAAAGGAAGTGCTTTTCATCGATGTTGACACTTGGGAAAAGCAAGCCGAATTCGTTGAAAAGTACGTCAAGAAGGGAAGTCTTATTTCAGTTGTTGGACGATTGAAGCAAGACACTTGGGAGAAGGATGGTCAAAAGCGCTCTTCTATTTCCGTAATTACCGAGCGCCTTAACTTCGTAAATTCTGGAAAGAAGAAGGACGGAGGGGAAGCTTCTGACGAAGAAGCTCCCGCGCCACGCACCGCAAAGCCCGCAGCAAAAACTTATGCAAAGGCTGCTCCAAAGCCAGCTGCTGATTCAGACGACGATATTCCAATTTAATGAAAATCTCCTTTGAAGCTCCCTTAAACCCAATTTCTTTTGGGAACGTTTCTTATAATTTTTTAAAAGAATTTTATAAAATCGCTCAAAAGGATTCTTCATTCCAGTTATTGATTCATCCAATTGCTGAAGTGAATTTAAGCGCGTTTGATAAAATAGAAAAAGATTTTTCTAATTGGATTCAATCGTGCCTTAATAATAGGTTTAAATTCTTATCAAAGGACACTACAAGTTTAAAGCTTTGGCATTTAAATGGAGCGCAAAATAGAATTTGCCCAAAACAAGTGCTTTATACTTTTTATGAACTTGACGAGCCGACAGATGTAGAACGCTGCATCGTCGGCTTACAAGATACAACAATTTTTTCGAGCGCAAATTCCGCTAGAAGCTTTGCTTTTTCCGGTCTTGGAAAAGTTTATTCTGTTCCATTAGGATTTGACAGCGATTTCTTTAAAACATCAAAAACATATCTTGAAGGTAAAACCCATTTTATTTTAATGGGTAAGTTTGAAAAAAGAAAGCATACCGACAAAATCATCAAGACTTGGATAAAGAAATATGGAAACAATCCGAAATATCAACTTACCTGTTCTATTTTAAATCCTTTCCTGAATAAAGATTTGATGAAAAATATAATGGATGGATATAGGTCGTTGGCTTGGAACGTTAACTTTCTACCTTTTGTAAAAACAAACTCAGAAGTTAATGACATTTTAAACTCTGCCGACATTGATTTGAGCGGCCTATCTGGAGCAGAGGGTTGGGGACTGCCATCTTTTAATGCAACATGCTTGGGTAAATGGAGCATTGTACTTAATGCTACTAGTCATTTAGATTGGGCTACAAAAACAAATTCAATTCTAGTTGAACCTTCTGGTAAAATTCCAGCATACGATAACACTTTCTTTGTGAAAGGCGCGCCTTTTAATCAGGGAAATATTTATGATTTTACTGAAGATCAGGCTGTCGCGGCTATGGAAAAAGCCGTCAAACTTGTTGAAGATAAAAAAATAAACGAAGAAGGAATAAAATTGGGACAAACTTTCACTTACGAAAGAACCGTGGGACAAATTGTTTCAATTATAAATCAACTTCCTTAAACCTTACTCGTAAATGAGTTGGCACAGCAAATGCAAATCATCAGTTCTTATGTATATTAATTCACAAATAACAGATGCAGTCACGCAAACGCTAGGTTCGTCTTATTCATCTTCTAGCTACACTCTATCAAGTATTCCAGCGGAATGGAACACTTCTGGATGTTTTGACGGATTTCCTGAATTTAAACAGGAAACAGAAGACGGTTACAAGATTATCGTTTGCATCCCTGGATGCTCAAAGGAAAATGTTTCCGTTAAGTATGTTCCTGATGAAAACGTTGTGAACCTTGAGGCTAAGTCAGAAGTAGAAAACTTCAATCGAAATTATGAGGCGTCGTATCGCGTTCCAAAGAAGTTCAATTTGGAAGAGATTCAATGCTCATTAAAAAATGGCCTTTTGACCATCTTTGCTCCACACAGTAAAAATTCAAAACCTAAAGAAGTTAAAATCACATAAACCCAAAGCCGCTTGAAAAAGCGGCTTTTTTGTTAATATAAAATATGCCACTTTACACTTATCAGAACCCACAGACGGGAGAAACAATTGACCTTATTCAAACAATGAACGAGGAACACTCATATACTGACAAAAACGGGCTTCAGTGGAAAAGGGTATTCCAAGTGCCTAACGCCGCTGTAGACTCGCAAATAGACGCTAATAACCCACTGGCATTCGTGGACGCAACAAGAAACAAGAAAGGTACATACGGCGACCTTTTAGACAAAAGCGCTGAACTTAGCGAAAAGAGGGCCAAAACATACGGAGGAGAAGACCCTATTAAGCAAAAGTTTTTAAATGATTATTCAAAAAAGACGAAGGGTAAAAAGCACCCATCGTTATTGAAAAAGACTTATGAGTCAAAAAATGTTAAAGTAGATTATTAATCTTTTCCATTACCATTTCTGGCGTAATGGATCTTGTGCATTCAAAATTCTTATTTTCTGGACACCATAGCCAATTGTTTTTGTCAAATGTATGCTTTTCGTTATTCCAGCATCCGTTACATACTTTTTCATTTATAATTCTATAAGGCGTTTCGAATTCTGCAAATGGCTTGCTGAAGCCGCTAATTAAAACTACAGGCTTATTCAAAGCCCAAGCAAGCCAAGACAAACCAGATCCCAAGCCTATAAAGAATTTTGAGTTATGAATTTGGGACATTCTTAACTCAAGGGGAAAATCTCCGGTTTTATCAACTGCGCCTTTGGGAATTGGATTCATTATCGCATTGCCAAATAACGAATACCTATCAATGCACCAAGCCTCATATCCCTTTTTATTTAAAAGCTCAATCAGCTTTTCCCACCCATTCGGATTATTCCAATATTTGCATTGTGCCGTGCTTTGAGTTGCTATACAAACATATTTTTTATTTGTTTGACCTACATTTGGGAATGATAACTTGGGCCTGTCTTCGCGATGATCTAGTTCTAAAATATAACTTGGAACATGATTTAGTTTTGTTAAACGAGGATTGACAACAGATTTATCAATCCAATTTTCCATAAAATAACCTACGTCATAAACGGCATAATAGCCATTATTTGAATTTTGTTCCGAAATAAAATTTATATTTTTATAATTTGGCTTTAAAGATCTGAGCAAATCTTGATTGTATAAAGTGCAATCAATTTGACATTCATGCTTTTTTTGGAACCTATCTATAACAGGGACATAGGCCAACAAATCACCTAAGCTTCCTGTTTCTACATTTATTTTTACCTTTTTGCCTTTTAAGTTTAATTTTTCAGAAAAAATCAACATTCTGCCATTAGGTGTTTTTTCATAAACATTCACTTTCCAGTTTACAAAATAACTTCGTTTTGGTCTTGACCACATATTATTGTTTATTGTTGTCGCATATATTAATTCGCCAGAAGAGTCATCTATAAATTCAATATTATATGTTTTCTTTCGAGAGCCAATAACTTCAGCTTTAACTCCTTGGCGAAAATCTATAATAACTTTATTATCTTCGCCGCTTATTTCCGTACTCTTATAAGATTTGATAAACCTGTTTGCGAAAATCTGCTCCCGATATTCACTGTATAAATCAACTAAATCTCTTACTCTATTTGAATAAGAGTTTTTTTGTGCGTTAGCTAACGCTTTTTGTTTAAAATTTGCGTAGTCATTTATGACAGTTTTGATTCCGCTAATTGCAGAATCTAAATCTCTTTCTATTACGCACATTCCATCGTATTGTTTTTCCTCGAATGTCCCGACAACAGGCAACCCACAAGACATAGCTTCAAGTAAAGTTAAATTTGGATGACCCGCTTCTAATTCCGAAAAATGCAGAAAAATATCGTGCTTACCATAAAGCTCTATGAGTTGAGTTTCGCTCAAATCAAAAAATTTAGTCAGTTTTAAATAATTGTTTATTTCGCTTGGCAAGGTAGAAAAAAAGTTTTCATTATTTTTGGGACCAGCTATAGTTATGGGCAAGTCAAGTTTCATAGCTGCCTCAATAGCAATTTTGAAACCCTTTCTATCTGCATTTGGATTACCAGCATACCCGTTATTCGCAACGCACAACAAACTGACACCATCTTTTAAAATATTAAAATTTAATTTGTCTTTTGTTGGAGCAAAAACATCCGTATTTACAGCGTGAGAAAAATATCTTAATTTTTTACTTCCAAAATATTCCACGAAAAACTTGCATGGAGATGTTGATATTACGCTATTTTCTATGGCTTTTAAATTTTCTTTAAAGCAGTGAGAATCTTTTCCGTACAAGAAAGCATGGTGATCGTGAATGGTAAAAATATATGGAATTCCTCTTTCAAAGCACATGTTTGCTAGATTAGCGACATGAACATGAACTACTTGACTATCATCATAGTTAACATCATTTAAATATTTAATCTCGCTTTTAATTCCATTTTTTTCAAGCTGTAAGTGATAATCCCAAATAATTTTTTCTACAGCGCCCCACCCATTAGGAGGTATAGCCAACAGGCCAGGAGTTATATTTATAACTTTCATATTTTTTTAACTAAACCAAATTCATTTATTTTAGACAAATACTCCTGATCTACAACTATTTTTTTAGTATATATTTCTTTTTCTTCTCTTACTGTTAACTCAATATTTATTGGTTCGCTGCTCTTTTCGATAGTTTTTATAAATGTTTGTCTGCCATTTATTTCGACAGTTAATTTCTGTCCATTTAACATTAACTCTGCAAGTCTATTATCAATAGAATTAGAAGTATGAAAAATTATAGCTAATTTATTTTCGTTTTGAACTGGCAAAACAGCAAAGTATTCTACTTGAGAGTTTGAATCTATTTGGCACTCTTTCACATCCTCGTTGTATTCACTTACCGAAGATTTATAAATATTGTCTTCGCTTTTTAAATTATGAAAATATATATTTTCCAATCCATTAGATTCGGACCCTACGCCGCGCATCCAATCATTATATTGTAATTCATTTTTTATTAATGGGAATTTACCAACGAACAAGTCTGTATTTATTGCATGAAAAACTGTTTTAAATGTGTTTCCTTCCTGACACGGCTCTTCAACAAAGTAAGCATCTTTTTTTTCTAATTTTGACAAAACTTTAGATAGAAACTTTTTATCTTTTAACAAAAAATCAAAATTCATGCATATAGCTTTTTTATATCCAAGCTTTTTTGCAAAGTTGATTCCATTATAATAGTTTGTATATACAGCTGGACCATGATAGATATCGTTATCCGTTTTATCTAAACATAATTGTATTTGATAATTATGATCTCCTTCCCTTGCATACCCAGTAAACCTTTTATAAAATGTATGTTTAGTTAAAATATTATTTTTATCAACAACACAGTAATCAGAAACATTTTGCAAAACCTCTGGAATTGAACAGTGCGAGGTTAATATAACAGGAGCGTCACTAATTTGCTTTAAATGGCTAATGCATTTTTCAGTTATTTCTGTTATTGAATTATTTACGGGATAAGACGATAAGACAAAAGCATAATCATTAAATTTTGTTATATTTAATTTATCTAAAATTTTACTTTCATTTTCTTTTAGATTGTCAAAGTTTAAATATTCTACATTGTGAAATTTGTCGTACATTCCCAAATAAACTGGCAAATTATAAATTAAACTTGGAATATTAAAAGAAATCGCCTCTCTAATAACAAGTGGACTCGTTTCTTTATTATTTTCCGACCCTCTTGAAGTAAAAAGAAAAAGATCTGCGGCTTGATAAAAATTCTCCACATCTTTTCTTTCGTTCCACCAAGTGCAATTGCTTGGCCACTCTTTCATTAAAGGCTCCCAATAAAACCTAAAATTATCAGCCTGATTTCCAATAAAATGAAATTGGATTGGATAATTTATAAGACTTTTTGCGTATTCAATTATTTCAGCTTGGTTTTTCCTAGGAGTAAAAAGACCAACATTAACAACATGCTTTTTAGACGGATCTAACCCTAATGCTTTCAGAGCTTGTTCTCTTGGCTTTCTAATTTTTATTGATATTGGGTATTCGTGAACTTCAGATGGAATCTTTAAAGACTCTACGTTTCTTTTTTGAAATTCGCTTACGAACGTAAACTTGTCTGGGAAAAATCTTTTTGAAGATGGATCAAAGCTGCTATCGTGGGAAGTTTCAACTATAGTATATTTTCTTTGTTTTGTGTATATTTTTTGCGCCAAAGAATTATCCATAAAATATTCTGGCATTTCTTCAAGATGCAGAACATCTGGATTTACTTGGTTTATGATTTTTAATAAATCATTTTTGTCTTCTCTTAATGTAAAAAATCTTTCTTTTAGTAGATCAATAATTTGATTTTTCTGAACAACGAATCCTCCGTGATCTGCGTATTCAACGCAATAAATTTCACATTCTTTTTTTAAAATTTGGATCTTCTTTAAAAGAAATTGAGGAAGCCCGCCTGTTGACAGGTGAGGGGCAACGTAAAGAATTTTCATTCAAAATATTTTACGCAATTGCTTAAAAAATTCAATTAATATTATAAATCAAACCACTGCAAACTCCCATTTACATGGACTAAATATTGCGTAATAGCGCCATTATATCCAGCTATAGAACTTATAGTACTTGAAAAAGCGCTTGTGCCGCTAATGCCGTTTACGCCGCTTGTGCCAGCTGATCCGCTAGTGCCATTTGTAGCTCCTACGCTATTGCCGCTTTCGCCACCTTCTCCATTTACACCGCTTGTTCCAGTTGAACCGCTAGTGCCATTTGTAGCTCCTACGCTATTGCCGCTTTCGCCACCTTCTCCATTTACACCGCTTGTTCCATTTGAGCCGCTAGTGCCATTTGTAGCTCCTACGCTATTGCCGCTTTCGCCGCCTTCTCCATTTGCACCGCTTGTTCCATTTGAGCCGCTAGTGCCATTTGTAGCTCCAGTAGATACGCCACTTGTGCCGCTCGTTGCATCCTCGCCGCTTGTGCCAGCTAATCCGCTAGTACCATCTGTAGCTCCAGTAGATACGCCACTTGTGCCGCTTGTTCCATCTCCTCCAGAAGTGCCATGAGATCCTGCTGTGCCTGAAGTTCCAGATGTATAACTTCCTCCAGAAGTTCCTCCAGTGCTTGAATTAAATTGAGCAATAGTTAAAAATATATCTCCTAAATCAGTATTGCTTGGATAGCTTCCACTACTTCCATTACTTCCGCCAGTGACTTTATAATTTACTACTACAGGCATAAGTTATTTTATTTTATTTTTTAATCTATCAACTTCAAGTGACAATTCTTTTACAGCTTGAATTAAAATTGGAGTTAATTTTCCATAATCAATTCCAACAACTTCACCTTTATTATTAAATCCAACAAGGTTAGGTATAACTTCATTTACTTCTTCAGCAATTAAACCAATATCATTTTTTAAATCTTTGGTTTTCCAGTCAAAGATTACAGGTCTCAATTTAGAGATTATTTCTTTTCCATTTTTTAAATTTTTAATCTTTTTCTTAAAACGCTTCGAAGAAGTTGATGTATAAGTTTCTGCCGTAACAGTGCTTTCTACAACTAATTTTCCTGCGCCAGCATTTGGAGCGGCACTTCCTGCTCCTGGTGCTGTACCAGAGGATTGTTCAATAATTCTTACAGTTCCATCAAGCTCAATTATCATTCTTGGCACGCCTTGAAAAGCGCCACCAGCAGAAGTCTGCTTATAACTTGTAGAAAATAGTATTGATCCATCAGCTGGGCCATTAAATCCAGCGCCTTCTTTATAAGCCGCTTGTAAGGTTAATCTTCCGTTACCATCGTCACCAGCATCAGTATCATATTCTGATCCTACAAAGTCTATTTGAGCGCCATACTGCACACCGTTTCCGTCTCCTCCATTTATAGTTAAAACTGAAGTTTTGTTCGCGTATCTTATTCCAAATCCAGAAGATATTGTTATTCCTGCCCCGCTTGTGCTATCACTTGTAGAACGAGCTTCTAATGTTCCTCCTATAGTTAATGACGTTCCATTCCAATATAAATAATTTTGATTTAAACCTAAACCATCAGTTCCAGTTTTTCCTATAAAAAATCTATATTGACTTGAAGCATAACCCAAGAAGAATCCATTGCCAGATGTCGTGAATTTACCTGCGCCAGAGGAATCCCATTCTAGTCCGCTTGTTATTCTTCCTGTTGTCCCGACAGATAATCCTAAGTTACCAACTGATACTGCTGTAGTGGCACTTCCAAAGAAACCAGAAGTTGCTCTTATTTCTCCTTTAATAGTTAAACTATTCGAAGAGGTTACCCATTTTAAAAATCCATAATCAGCGCCAGATAAATCTCCGATTCCAAATCTTGAACTAGTTCCTCCTTCTAACCAAAATCCTATTCCAGAAGTAAACGATGTGGCTCCGCTACTTTTGAATACGCCATCGCTATCTAAAGTAATTGTTTGAGAAGTGATTGATCCAGTTCTGATTTTATCCGCATTTAATTCTGAAATTTTTGCATTTGTAATTGCGGCGTTTTGAATGTATGCACTTCCAATAACCGCATTAGCTAGCGCATTCCAAGCTAAATCATGAATGCCTTGTGCTACGCCAGCGTCATTTTTGGCATTTGTAGCGATCATGAAATGACCGTCACTCAATGTCGGATTTGTATCACTCGTTTGATATGTTGTTCCTCCTGTCCAATAAACAAATTGAAGATTAGTGCTTCCAGCAGAAATGGAATAAGACGCTCCACCGTAAACTAATGTGTGAGCATTCCAAGAAATATATCCAGCAGACGGAGAATTATCAGTCCATACATCGGCCTTCAAGATAACCGTGTTGGTAAACATCTTTGTCGCATCTACTGCAAATGTTGTTATGTCAGTATTCGCGACAAGACCAGGTACGATTGGAAAAGTAGAAGGTGTCGCTTGAGTAGTGCTTTCGTTTCCAGAATAGTCTATTGAAGTTAGCCAATAATAATAACTTGTGCCTTGCGCTGTAGAAGTGTCAGTAAACGATGTTGCATAAACAGTAGCCTTTAAAGTTGCTGTCGAAAAATTATTTACTGTATTTCTATATATTTTTACCCCAGCTAAATCAGTTGCGGTATCATTTATCCAATCTAAAAATACAGACTTTATTGCTGAATTAGCCGTGACACTGGTTGGTGGACCCGGAGGGGTAGTGTCTCTAGCCGACAATATAACCGTTCCATTGGTAGGTCCAGTTAAAGCAGTATAGGAAGATCTGTTTCCAGACTTGTCAATTGCGCAAACTCTGACTTCGTAATAAGTATTAGCCCTAACATCCCACTGCATTTTTTGTCCTTGGGGGGCTGGAGAAACATTGACAACAGCGTCGAAAATCTGCGCCGTTCCTCCATAAGATGTTGTAGTTGGCTCTCCATTGCCATTTGCAGATGTAGTTGCCGATAAATATCCTCCAGAAAAAACTGGTGTTCCACTAGCTCTTCTCAATGACCAGCCATAAGAAGCCAAGTCAGTTTCAGAATTCGCCGCTACTTCTGCTTTTATGTAAACTTTTTCTGTTCCATCCCTATCTCTTTCTGTTACTGTAGTTACCGTTGGAAGCGCTGGGGTATTTGGAGCTACAGTATCAGCGGACCCAACTCCAGCAGCTTGCAATGTCGTGACTACGCCACGACTATTCAACATCTTGTTTCTTGTTATTTTTTTTGTTTTCTTTGAAGAATTTTGAAAAAATAAAAACTCGTCCTTATCGTCAAGGACTTCTGCTGATTCAAGATCGTCTATTCTTCTGCTTCCTGTAGACATATATATTATTTACATTAAAGATTGATTGCTTCGGTTATATATCCCGCTGTTGCTACGGGGGCCGCGTAAGAACCTGACATTAAAATTCCAGTAAATTCATTAACTTCAAAAGACCAAGAAGTTGAAATTACCGAACGGTCTCCAATTGTTGACCCTATTGAGTAAGAGTCTAGTCTAGCATTTTGAACTTTAACTCCAAATTTTTTAACATTAGCCTGATTTGAAAAAACAATATCAAATAAATATCCGCTAATAGAAACATCTTCTTGTTTAAATGTTGTGGCTAAATTTTCTGCGGTAAAAGAATCAACCAAAGAATCAATGCTTAAAGTGGCCATTACGGGCTTCTGAACTTTTCTATGAAATGGGTAATTATTCCCAAATCCATAAAGAGCTTTTCTTTCTATTGGCACCGATATCGATAAAGATTGAAAATTATCAAAATCAAAACCTAGTTTTACCGCGTTTGAAGCTTCAGCGGTTGCTGTTATCTGACACTTGCCGTGCGGACAGCCACCGGCAAAAAGACCGCTATAACCTGTCATGTATCTTAAATTTCTTGAAGAGTCTAAGATTCCAATTGATTGATTGCTTGTTACTTCTGTTCCTGATCCAGTGACAAATAGCGCTGGATTTTCAAAAGTTGCGGCGCTTACTTGAGATATTTCCGCATTAGCTCCAACAAAAGACATTGAAACTGTAGCTAAACTATTTAAACCTATACTTAATTCGTAGTTATTTAAATAAACATTACCTATGCTCAATACATTATGACCATTAAAACTTGTATTAGCGTTAAGGTCTTTGCCATTATCTTGAGCAATTACAACATAAAAATTTCTATCTTGATTTGATGTAAATATTCCAGAGAATGGGTTTTTATAACCGTCAGTCGTTATGCCCACATCCATGCCTACAAACTTTTCATTCCACCCTCTATTTAAATAATACTCTAGATTAAAATCAACATCTGGAGCTAATTGAGTATGTCTTATTGCAAAATTTCCAGTTCCAAGCTGTTTTAGCGGCGTGCGCTCAACATCAAAAGAAAATCCATACGATTGAATAAAATCTAATTTAGCGACACCAGATGCATTGCCGGGTGTTTGCATAGCCCCGCTGGGTCCAGCAAATATTGCCTCCATTTCATAAGATATATATTGTCTAGGCATTAGTAAGTCCTCCTTACTCCTAATGGATCTTCTACCATTGTGACTGATATGTCATTCACATTTTTATACACAAATGTATGTTCCCACTGCGGCGCATAAAAATATTTATTCTGATTGTATATCTTTGGAAATTTGTATTGAAATTTTCTATAACCTTGCTTGTTAATCAGGAAATGTAAAATGCAACGAGCTTCAGCATCACTAATTCCTTTGAAATCAATTTTAAATTGTCTTAACACATTTGCGTGCAAACCAAAATTAGTTCTCTTGGTAAAAGAATATGGTAATTCTGTTTTTATGACCGAAGTTTCTTTCGAGACTTGTGCTGAATATGTTGGCTGAAATTCAAATTCGCGAGTCCATTTATCAGCATTTGGAATCGTGTTGGATGCAGCTATTGACGAAGATGTAAAAGTTGATCCTGTACAGTAATAAAACGATTCGTATAAATGTCCGGTATTGCTGGGATAAGTCGAATTACCAGTATAACGAACAACATCATATTTTGAATAACTTGTTGCCGCAGCCCAATCATTTTTAATATTTGATCCTGTTATTAATAAATTATTCCAATTTAATAAAGTGGATATTTGATCTGTGCTTGCGCTAACTGTTATATTATATAAATCATTTTCACTATAACTGTTATCAATATTATTAACAAAACAATTAAATGGCTTATAAATTTGAGCGGCGTCAGTATACTGAAAAGATCCTGTGCCATGCAAACTCTCAAAAAACCCAAGAATCTGTCTTGCCTGTTCTTGTTTGCGGTTTTCAAATGGCATTGATATTTGCATTTGCAAATGATTAAGGCCCTTTGGCATTGTATAAAAATAATTATCAACAGTTGTGTATTCTGTTAATTCCGATGAAAAAGAAACTTGCATTCCATACGAAGGAGTAAATGTGAACGACGAAGGGATCGTTCCTGTAACATTTTGATCTCTATCGTATAAAAATGACATTATAAAAATCCTTGGTAATTAAGAGTCATTATGGCATCATCTGTTGCGCTTGTATTTATTGATTCTCCAATAAGTTCCATATTTGACATCGTGAATGTTCCCAGCGAGCCTATCTGTATATTAATAGTTTTTTTATTAGAGTCTATAACGAAATCAAAAGCTCTTTTAGATTGATAATCGTCAACAGCTATTGAAAACTGAGCAGTAACTTTATAAGGTCTTGTAGTTACGACATCAATCAGTCTATTTCCGCTTGCTCCATAAAATGGTTGTCTATTGCATTCAACATTATAGGTGAATGACTCGACGCGATTTGTTCCTGTCCCATCGCACTGCACTAAAATATCCGCTGGTCTAACTAAAGCTAATGTCCCAGTTTGGTTATTTGTTGTGGAAATTAGACCTGTACCTACATTGCCAAAAACAGAAAAGTCAGCGTTTAAATTTGGAAAATTTCCAACCGAGCAAGACACTGAATAAGAATTTAAATAACCAGAATGAAAACCAAAATTTGTATTTCTAGAATTATAAAATAAACCGCCACTTACCCCAAAGGTTCCTGTCATTCCCGTAATAAAATCGTTAGGAGAAAGGTATTTTTGTATGCTTAAATTAGATTGTGGTGGACCAGATGTGAATGTTCTAAATTTATTATAGCCTATTACATTTAAATGATCAATCGGCAGCGAATAGCCAAAATTAACATCAGCGACTCCAAAAAGTTTGTAGCCGCTGAGAAAAACTTCAACATCGTAGTTCGCTGTTGATAGTTTAGCCATTATCTAGTTCTGAGTGTCCCCCCTAAACGCTTTTCCTCGTTTAAGGTTTCTAACACTACAGCCTTTATCCTTTCTGACATTTTCTTGTAGTCTACGCCGCCCTGATTTGAATTTCCTTGAGTTTCTGACTGAGAGTTCTGTCCAGTAACATTAATGCTAATATTGACATCTCCCATCATTTTAGCATTGTTTTCTGTAGTTGTAGTTGGAGCGGAAGGTGTAACTTCGCCACCATCTGCAAATCTTGGAGCGCGACCTTGATTCATTGATTCAAGCATTCTCTTGCCATATTTTGATGTAGCGCCGCGATTCATTATATATTCGCCACTCATTAATAATGCTGGTATATCATCTGTTGGACCTCCAGATGCATAACGACGAATCATTCCGCCATAAGCGCGTCTAACAACTACAGGAGATAGCATGTTACTACCAGTAATAAATTTACCTTCTCCCGCCCCTACTTGTCCCATTTTAGCTGCTTTTCCTACGCCATAACTTAAGGCTGCACTTGCAACGGTTGATATTAATTGACGAGTCAAAGCTTTCTTTTCCTGCTTTTCTCTTTCTTTTTGCTGCCTTTCAAAATCAGATTTATT